GGGATATGGAGTCGGAGTATCGTTCCATAAATTTTTGTTACCCAGCAGTCCGGGTAGTCCAAAGAGAACAGCGGCACGAGCCACAACCCACGACGTGGTATCGGCCAAAACCACAATCCCGGTGGAAGTACCTGAGGACCCCTCGAGAATTGGAGCACGCTCTGAGGGATAACAACTTTGATTTTGCATCGCTGCGAAGCGCCCAATATACTAATCGGAGGTTTAAATGGACCACAAACAACAACAAGGCTCACAAAGAGCCGGGGTTGATTTTGTTGAAGGACTCATGTCTGTAATCGAACTCCTTCCTGAACTCGCCCTGCAACAAGCGGATGTAGCCAAACGAGCGTATAGTGAGGCGGCCCGAGCGATCGACCGCGCTGACCAAGAAGTCAGGACTCTGGAAAAGCGTTTGCACACCGCGCGTACGGTATCGGTGACACTTGGTCTCATGGCCAAGCTCAGCGGTAAGTACGGCCTCGATGACAACGACGTACGTCTCGCGCGCATCATCAGTCAGATGACTGCACGAGACATGACGATCGATGTTATCGAACATAGAAATCTCGTAGTGTACACGGCGTCGATGGATGATCCCATCACCGGCCACCCGATTTGCTACGTTGAGAAGTACTGAGGTGAACAATGAAATATACCCTGCGTTCACTCGAAGGTACAAAGATTGCCGAAATTAAGATGTACGTAGGCAATCAGCTCATGAACAATACCGATCATAACGCTGTCGGCCCACTGCAATGTGGTAAGTTCATGCGTCTCGCGCGCGAGTTTGAGGGCTGCTGCTCTCAAATTACTTTGTACGGAGGGAGACCTCCTCAGACAAACTGCTTCCGCGCGTTGACCGGCAAACCGTGTCCACATTCTGTTTCTAACTCTCGTGTCTGCATCCACAGAAAAGGAAAACAAAGTGAAGATAATTCTGACTCAGAACCAAGCGAAGGACCTTAGCTACGACGTCAACCCTGAGGTCGTACGCGCGTGTTTGTATCTCGGATACGGGATGTTGCAAACCGCTAAATTAGCAAGTTCACCGCTCAGACGTGAAGAGGCTGCTGGCATCGTACAGATGGCCGCAGATCTCGGAATATCTGAATCTGACGAAATTATCGTTTTAGAAAGATAGCTATGAACATCTTCGAACATTTGACGGAACGCGCCGCGAGCGAACGGTCTAATCTCGAGACAGAACCGTGCCTCATCGTTCCTGGTGAAGACGCGTTGCCACAAGACGGCGTCTTAGATTATGTCACTTTTGACGGCCTTAAGGGCCTCATCGACGTAGTTCGGTCGGCGAAGACCGTGATCGTTTTCCGTGGTGATCAGCTCGAGCTACTCGAGATTCTCACCAAGTACCCCAAACACTTCGGCTTCCATGCCGTCGTCCTAGCGGGTGCACCGGGCGTAAATTACACTCCCGAATTCGAGGCGGCCACGTACTCCCTGCATCGCGCGGCGTATCATGCCGTAATTAACGATGCAGCCGAACTCGAACGTCGCAGCGTCGAACTAACTGCCGAGAAGAAGGCTTCTTCGCAGTATGAAAAGGAGGCCTCAACGTACGTACGCAAGACCGGCAACGTCAAGGAATTCACCGCCTTCGACGTCCCGACCGGTACAGGTTTACCCACACAGGAGCCTGATTATGATGATACCGGAGCTTCTTAAGCCCAAGCCGATAACGCGGAAAAGCGTACCAGGCGACCGGCCCTACGAGGAGAAGTATCGCAAACTGTCACCAATGTCAAAGCATACTGGATTGAAGAATTGCTTTGGCAACGGAGTCGCGAATCATGCGCGACCATTGGTCACACGTGAAGCGCGCGAGCTTCTACCCGGCATGTTTTCTTTCGACCCCCTTGTTAGACAGTTCTTGCGCAAGCTGTCCGATGACCTGAATGCAGAATTTCCAATTGATCTTGACGACAACAAGTTCACTCGGACTGGCATACACACATCGTTCGACCGTTTACGCACGGTCGCGGGCTATATGATGAATCCCATGTCGTATACCGCTCGCGACAACGCTTTCTATCGTGACGAGCTCGAGCTCAGGCGTGGTTACAGCCCTGAGGAAAGAAAGATTGCTGAGGAAGTATGGCACATCGTCTTTTCGGAGTGGGATCCTGCGTCGTTAAAGATCACCAAGAATTCCGCAGGTGGTATGCGCCGCAACACATCCGATTGGGTGTGGAAGTACGACTTCGCAATCTGGCTATTCGAAGAACAACGCTTCGAGAAGATGCTGGGCTACGTCGACAAGAACGACTGGCTGTCGCTCGCAAATGAGTTCGAAATGCTCTTCGCTATGTATATTCAGAAACGAGAGCAAGTCGACACTCCAGGTAAACCACGTCCAGTCTTTGACCTGATGTATGCGCTCACCAACGGCAAACAGGGCAAGAAGTTCGACGCGGACAAGCGAGTCGTTATCGATGGTCAGGAATGGGAGGATTTCAGCGCGACGCGTGCTAGAGTAGTTCACGCCGGACCCTGGGTCATCAACTGCTTCTTGCAGATTATTGCGACCGGCCATATGATGAGTCTGTTCCGACGCTTTCCTTCTGTGTTCCACGTCAATACCGATGAACAAATCTCCGAGGTCGTCAACGGCAAAGAAGTCTACGCCGGAGACGTCAAAGAGTATGACAGAAGTATGGACAAGGAGGCTTTGGAAGTACCTCACGCGGTGGGCTCGCACTACTGGGACCCTCGCTGGATGAAAGCATCACGTCAGCTCTTCTTCTCCGCCTATTACGCTCGACCGCTCGAAGAGGGCGGAAACAGGGGCGTGTGGGTTGGCGACCCACGAACAATGGGTGACGAAGTTGTTTGCGGCAACCGGTCGGGCCATGCGTGGACATCACTTATAGCTAAGGTGAATAAATTCATCGAGACGTTATTTGTGTTCCACAAAATGGGTCTCAAGGTACTAGGAAACACCAGGTCTTATCTCGAAGGGAATGGCGCTATCAATGTTGTAAACAATGGCGACGACGAGGTTATTCATACCGAGTCTGAGACATTAATGCGCCGCTTCAAAACCTTTCGCGAACAGCCATCTGTCGGCCACTACCTAGTATCACAAGAAGACGGAAACGTCTACTCTGGTAAGATTCTCCGTCTTACCGACACACCACGAGTTTACGCACCAACTCCGCGTATCCACACCGCGTTCGAGAAGACTTACTGTCCCGAGCGCAGTATCGGCGGTCTAATGAGACCTTATTGGTGGATTGGCATGGCCGAGCGTATTAATAGCCGTGCCGCTCACCCGTGCGGTGAGAGAGCGTGGGAGATTCATGATCGCAACTTCCATGATATCCTAGCTCCCCACTACGGAACAATGTTTAACTTGCTCGCTATCGGCGAACGTGAATCTCCCCTTAACAAGGAGGCACTCACTAGCATCGATCGCGAGGTCCTAGAGGATCCTGACAAGATCCACTACAAGTTTACAGACTCCGAGGTATCTGAGGACGTGCTTGAACTCGTATCATCAAAGATCCCGTTTGTCAAGTTTGAACACTTGGTAAAACGATATTATCGTGGTCACGTACACTGAGGAAATTATGAACTACAAAGAACTCAAGAATCACGTAGCCGCCCTGCAGAAATGGGCGCAGCCGAATATGGCCGGCAAGGCCAAAGACGCGGTATCTGCGAACCTGGCGGCGCTCCCGAAAGATCAGTTCGTTTTGTCTTTTCCTTTCGGTTCTAGTCGCGCGGTTATTAGCGCGGATGGGTCGATCGCTGACCAGTTTGCGCTCAAGGAGCGTTTGCGCGTCGCTAAGAACTCCACAATCGACCCGGACATCGCGGAATCGGACGGTGACAAGCCTAACGAAGAAGCGATGCGCATCGCTGCACAACTCGAACGTCTGAAGGAAGCCAAACGACATTCTGGTTGGCTCCTGGACCCGGCCCCCGATATTCCCGACGGCGCCGCTCCGATTAACAAGGTTATCAAAGGCAAATCTGGTGCCGAGCTTGCGATTCCTTGCGGAATCACCCTGGTCATTGGTGGTGCTGACACGGGCAAGACGCCAATTGTGCATCTGCTCGGTCATGCGGGAGATCGCGACTACGCTCTGCTTCGATTCGGTGAACCTCTTAAAGGCTACTGCATCGATCAGGAGACGGCAGCTGGTCGTCTCGCTTCAGCTATCATCACGCATCGCGATATCGTTCTAGATTCAGTCAAGGACCTTCTCGCTCGCGTCGGTGGCGCAGCTATGAAGTCGGGTCTTTCTCGTGAAGCACTGCCACTGTTTTCGGACTGGGGCGCAGTGGCTGCAACTGCGGGATCGACGATCTACGTACCTGTCAACCCTTCCTCTGGTGACGACGAGGTGGTTGATCTCATCTTCGAAGCCGCTAAATCAAACGCTACGTCGGTGCTGTTGGCTGAAAACTCAACCAACTGGGCTTTCATTTCACGTCAGGGTGAAGGCCTAATGCGTAATCGCGGTCGTATTACCACGTACTACGATCAAGATGGTCTAGCTGCAATTAAGGACGTGATCACTGAACGTGCGGGTTCCACCGCGGGTTACAGTGGGACCGACAGCATGTATGTCGGTGGTCCTGTAAGCGACGACTCCCTTCGTCAAGCAATTCGCCGTGCTGTTACTTCCAAATAATTAAGGAGCTGCAAATGACTGATATCACCAACAACAATGCGTCCAAGAACAACGAAGAGCTTATCGTTAAGGGTAACATCCCAGCGCGACTTCGTTATGTCGAACGCGAGGAAGGGGTTTTGCTAAAACCGGATGACTCCGAGCTCATCCATCTTGACATCCACTCGACAATGCAAGATCGTCTGGCCGGTACGATCGTCTCCGAAGCCATCTGGCGCCATGAGCCGAATATCAACCTCATCATGCGCAAAGCAGCCGACGATGAAATCCGTGCTGAGTGCGCGTCTTTCTTTATGTCTCGCGCTGTCGCAAAGGTCATCAAGAACCTGATCGCGGTCAACACGATCAAGCCCGGCGACGCATTCATATTGCAAGAAGACTTGTTCAACGCGATCACGAAATACGTTCAATCACCTGTCGCACAGTCGGTGATCATGGAAGTAGTCAATTCTTTCCTGCAACGTTGTGGCGTTGTTGCGGACAACGGCAACTACACAACTCGAACGTACTACCCTTTCGACGCCGTGACGACCAAAGAACTGGCAGACGACATCGCAATGCAAGAAGTCGTACGTGTGCTGTCTTCGGTCGACAGCGTGAGTCTGGAACAGCGCAAGTACACACCGGCGACGTTCGCCGCTGAAGTCGCGACAAGGCTTGAACCTGTTGGTCGTGCCTTCACCGATGTCAACGAGCTCAATTTTATCATTGATGACATCGTCAAGGGCGTCCGAGCCTACATCGACCCGTTCCACAACGGGTTCACTGGCGCGATGCCCGCATGGTGGAAGAATCACGAAGTCGTACGTGAACTGTCCCACAATTACGTGTTCGTCACCGCTGCTCTCCAGCTCACACCCGGCACTACGATCGAACCAATCAGTGAAGGCTGGAAGCTTGATAAGTGGGCGCCTCTGATCATGGCTGCAATTCGCTCGTCACGTCGTTACGCCATCGTCGGTAAGAACGAGGTGATTCGCAACATCGGCCTGCGTAAGGTTCGCGATCTCAAAGACCGTCCTGTAAGTTACGTTCTGTGGCGCTCCGCCAGACCCGAGGCCGTAGCTCAAGCGGTCACTTACTTTCCCGACGCGTTGGTCCCGAACACGCTCACAGTCACACCTGGAAAGGAACACATCGACAAATCCGTCGCACTGGCCTACGGTAACAACCTGGCGGCGTTGGGCACGGACGGCGCGGCGCACGCATTGCACAACTTCTTGCAAGATGTCGTCAGCACCGGCTACACTAAGGCCAAGCTGGGTTATCACATCGATCTCGGCTCGTACCACAACACAAGCCACCACGAAATCGCTTGTCTGCTCGCGGATCGCGTGAGCGTTCTTGTTGATGAGAAGGGTATCGTTCAGTTCCCGGCGACTACCTACGGCGACGATTTCAAAGGTGCCGACTGGTGGTACGAGCTGCAGACCACGGAACGCGACTTGCCGTTGTCCATCGGTGGTAAGCTCGACCGAACTACGTTCTACACAAACCGTATCGGCGAGGTGTTCATCTCCACCGCTGAGTTCGAACCACACGCTCCTGTTGATCCGCGTCCACAGTTGCTCGCGCCCGTTTCTTTCAATTCCCGTATCCATGATCTCGACACTGGTATCTTCGTCCCTTTAACGACGCGATACGCATTTGAGTTCTCGATGATGGGCGTGAAGATGCATGGCGCTTTCCGTACTGTTGAACTCGGCGCGATGAAGGCCAATCCGCGCCTCTCGTTAGTGTTGCCAGCCTATAACGCGGAGGTCTTCCAGGCCGTGCAGTCCGCTTGGTACGCGATGAACGACATGATCGAAGGCCTTACCAAGGGCGAGGATCCGCTTGACGAAGCGATCCAGATCCACATGCGCCGCGCTCTTGGTCGGTATCTCTTGGAATATTCCAAGCTTATTTCGGCCGCGTTCCGCGCCGAGGTTCATGACGGCATGGTGAGCCGTGCTGTTAAGGACATGAACCCGGATGAGGCATACACTATGCGTGCTCGCTTGATCCAGAAAGCATTTGGCGGCTTCGCAGACGTCAACGCTCTCCTCCTGTTCTGCGCAATGCAGGGTATTCCCCACGATGTTTGGAAGTCCATCGCTGAAAAGAACGAGATGGCTACCATCTTCATGGAATACCAGTCCGACCGTCCGGCGCTTTCTCTGTAATGTTTGGAGAACTGCAGGACTGGTCGACCAATCATGACGATGATTGGGATAAGTGATACCAATCACACTTAATCGTGGCTACTAACTCCATGTTAGTAGGTGTGTGCCACTCGCGACCTGGCGCGCCAGGATGGGAGATATCGTGGAAATTGACCTCTACGATGAAGTGAGTGAACTGAGCTTCGGCTCACTCGCACCGCTTCAACCTATCGATGATGAACCATACCAATCCACACGGATAGGGTTCGTTATCGACGCGGAAAACCGCATTATTCTGATTGAGTAATGCACTAGCAGACTTTAATCGG